TACAAGCGCCTTGCCCTCTTTTACGGCCTTACCCGTTGCCATTGTACCCTTCATTAGCCGCGTAGTTCGCTTGTACCCGCTCTTGCTCAGGGGCTGGCTATAGATCATCCGATCAAGCTCCTCAAGGATATGCTTTGCAACCTTATGCGCCCCATCAACTACAGCCTGCCTTGCTTCCGGTGTATCGGGTAGTGCAGCCGCCTCTTCTATCCAGGCGCCCAGGCCGTCAATATCTTCAATTTCAACAATCACTTCCACCGTTCGGCCCCCATTATTCTATCGGCACGAGAATCATATCATACAAAGTATAATACCTGACGAGCTTATTGTTCGTACTATCTACCCGTTCCGGCCCGGCATTGCGCTTGCAAGCCATCATCCTGACCGTACTCGTTAGGTTTTTTCTGCTCACCCGATGCAGTACCATATCAACGTTCTGCATAAGCTGAAAAGCGTCTGATGCATACTGGTGACGGCACCAAATCCGAATGCTAGGACTGTCCATGCTCGGTACATCCTCATCACCTGGCAACCCGCCTTCCCTTGTCAGCATCAAACAGCAGGCCTTACAGCCCGCCGGATACCGGTCTACATAGATAGGCAAGTCTCTATCCGGATGCCCCGTGAGCAGCGTCTGGAGCGCGTCAGATTCAAAGTATTCCTTTAGTGCCGCCACTGCATTTAGCATTTCAGTCCCTTAGTCTAACTTTTTGTAGCAAATTACAACCGTTAAATCTGTAACTGTTGTAGCCGTCCCAGGCGTGGCGAACTGCAACTCCAGGGTTTCGCTTGAAGTCAGCTTACCCCACTGCTCGTTGATCTCTCCCATATCATAGAGATACCCGGCAGTCATATCAACAGCAGCCCCATACGGCCCGTGGATATAATTCTCTACTACTGTTTCATCCGAATCATGCCTGACATAGACCTGCAAATAGTTAGTATCCGCATCAGCAGCCGCCGTGCCTGATTGCCCGAAGTAGATTGCTTCGATCTGGCAAGTGCAATGAGGCTTGAAGATCGGGACTTTTTTGGTCGTATCCGCGTCTAATATGTCCCCGACATTGATCACGTGATAGTAAAATTGATCTGGCGCCGTACCATGCATTTTACCATCAAGATCGACGTTTAGTGTCTCAACGCCCCGGAACCTTATGCTCATATGGTCCCGGATAAGATGATCAGATTCAATCAGCCCGTCCGTAGAAGCGCCGCCGCCGATTATCCGTATCACATTATCGTCTGCCTGGGCTGCGCCACAAGCTGCAACTGGCCGATCAATAGTAAATGCGATACAGATCGTTAGGCCGCTGAGGGCAACCCCGTCGCCTGTTGCAGCGATTGAAGCGTAAAGAGTCGATCCGGCCTTAAGTTTAACTGCCGTACTGTCCAGGGAGGCGAAAGCCCGATCCTCTTTCAGCGTGAAAGCAGTCGAAGCCGTTGTCAGCGTACTCAGGGCGGTCGTTACCTCACTATTAAACACGCTCAGGGTAACGTAATTTGTCCCGTTTGCAGCCGCCGTTGTATCAGTCCCGGCATATATATTTGTAATTGTTACATCGTGCTTGCAGCGCAGGAGCGGATAAACCAGCTCGCTATCAGCCGCAACGTCACCGACATTGACCGAAACATAGCGGTATTTCCAGCCACTGGTGGTGTAGATAAAACCATCCCGGCACAACTCGAAAACCTTTGTGCCGTTCAAGTAATGGGCCATAATGCTGCGGTCATTATTAACATCCATAATAATAGCAGGATCAGAGCCGAATGTATCTTCAAAATCAAGTACTGGCATAATCTCTCCCTTCCTCGCTTACGCCGAAACCGTGTATTCGATCAAGATGATAAGATTGCTTAGAGCCAGCCCGGACGATACCTTTGACGGAAGCAGTTCAAGGCTGTTTCCCGCAGCGATCGTAGTACTATCAAGCACCCCGACCGTTGTCCACGTTGCAGCAGCGATGCCGGGATTATCAGCTGCTGTTGTAAAGCTCGCGATCTGTGTATCGTCGTCAATCTGGAAAAGCAAAGTCTGCTTGTTGGTTGACCCATCTGCGGTATCCGTATCAACCGCGATGTAGATATTGGTTAGTGTACAGGCAACGACCCAGGTAGCGAGGTAAAATTCAAGGGCATCAGAATCAGCGATAAGATCACCGAGTCCGACCATAAGTTGCCGCTTTGCATCCCCGCCCCCAGGATCAGGCAGGCCGTTATAGTCAACGCTAAAAACTTCCGAATTGTTTTTCTGGAAGTTAATAAAGTCAGCTGTTGCCCGTCCTGTTACGCCCTGATCAGACCGAATAATTGGCCCAGCGCCTGGCGGGTTTACTATATTCAGATTCGCCTTCGGATTCCCCATTACAGCACCCTATCCTTCCTGCCCTTAACTGTTGCTTTCTGGGCTTTTAGTTCTGCTTTCTTTAGTACCTCGGCGCCCTGGACCATGTGAGGGAATTGCTTTGCCTGCTTCGCCTCCTTAGCATCCAGCGTGCCGTTAGCTAACCCCCTGATCAATCTTAATCGGCTCTTCATTATCCAACCTCCCCTTTGCCACGCTGTAAGAATAAAAAGCGACATTGCCAGCAACCGGATTTTTCATATCCTTGCGCTGCACGATCCAGTATTGAACATCCTTGTATCTGAGCCGGTTTTCAAGATCAACTTCCTCGGCCGTAACGATATCACCTTCAATCACTATATCTCCACCGGTATCGCTCTTTAGTAGCTTGCCTACCTTTGGTGCGAAATACCCTTTAATATCCCTTACCCATCCCCAGGTTTCGCGACTATGTGCATTATCCAGGATAACCCTTTCAAGCACCCCGAATGTCTCAACGAATAACGGTGTTAGCATTTTATAACCTGCCCAGTGAACCAAAAGACTGAGGCTGAGGAACTAGACTCAAGTATTCCCAGAATACATTTACTCTGTCGGACTTGCTAAAGGACAGTTGAGCGCCCGGTATTCCTAGCTGTGCCATAAGCAGCGGATTCTTTTTAAGATGCAGGGCGATCATAGCCTCCGCCATTCTTACCCGGGAAATTGTTTCCTGATAAAACAAGTCCGAGCTCTGCCAGCCATGTTTGTATGTAACAACCAGATTGTCAAATCCGGTCGGCAGCCCATGATAACTAAATAATTCCCCTATCGGCTTGCGTACATAAAAGTCCGTTTCCTCTGTCTGCGTAGACGCCGTTCCTGATCCAAAATCAATCGTAAAACTGGTAACTGAAATTATGGGAAAGCTCAACCACAGACTAGTTCCCTCACCCCGCCCGCTGAATATGTCCACCTTGCTTGTACTCGCCCACCGATATTTTGTATACCCATGGACAACAGACTGCCCTAGTTCAAGCAATTCTGAGGAAATTTCTTGCCCTGCCAGGGCAAGGGCCGATGCTTCTGTATTATAAGCCGCCATGCCTTGCTCCTGTTATTATTAACTGAGCATACACTCGGCAGAGACCGCAGGGGATCCACCTGCCTTCGTGGCCCAGAAAATACGCAACCTGCTAAATGAACTAGGGCGATTTGTGCTCAGTAAATATGTCCCGTTCTTTGTGATCGTAAGCGCCTGGACAGTAACCCAGGCAGTTGACATTTTGCCCTCAAGCCGTACCTGGATGTTCTGGCCAATGCCGGTAACCGCTAGACTGAAATTTGCTTCCCTACAGCCTGCCGTTGTGATCTCAGTTCCTGCTGTATTAAACGAAACCGTACCGTACGAATAAGGTCGGCCCCGGCTTGCATACTGATACCCCTCTATGATCGTTGCCATTACGCCGCCCCTTTTACTGATATTGTAAATGTAGCCAGCCGATAATAAATTGCTCCCCCGCAGCGATCTCATCTGCGTCTGCGAGGATTGTATTGATTCCGTTTATCGGAAAATCATGGTGCATTATGCCCATACCATTGTTTGCATACAAAGTTGTATCCCATGCACTTGGTTGTCCCGGTGGTGCTATTGACAGCGAACAAGCGAAAACAGCTCTATCAACACTATCAATGGAAACTACCGTCATGATCCAGGTCCGATCCTGGCCGAATAGAACACTATCCGCCTCATATGTTCCATCCGTTAGTGTATCATATACAGCATCTGACAGGCTATTGCCGTTCAGATTGCTAGCCCTGATATATCCGCCTGCAAGGTTAATCACCTGCCTCGGGCTTTCTGTTCCGTATAGCAGGGCAAAGTCTGTTACGCCCGGCGCTGTCATCTGTGCTCGGCTCTGATCAACCATTCCAATACCGAGCAGGATAAAGATCACCACCACACCCAATATATTTAAGACATTATTCTTCATACTCATGCCTCAGCTTTCTTGCCGCCCACCTTTTCGTCGATCAACTTGACTATATCAAGCTTGCTCGAACCCGGCGGCACTTTAATCTGCCGCTTTTTAGCCTCAACCCTTAAAGCCTTGATATTCGACTCAGCTGCAATCCGCTCTAGAGGCGGCCTTGTGTCCGCCGTAGGCTGCGGCTGTGAAACGTTACGGGTTAACCCTGCCAAGCTATCTGCCACAGTCCCTGGCTTGCCCTGCTGAGGCTGTTCGGCCGCAAGGCCAGTCCGTATCTTCTTAACCCGTTCTTCTACCCGCCGTTCAATCTCAGCTTCAATGTCCAGGGGACTTGGCCCGCTACCGCCACTTGGCCCGGCTGTCTTGAAGTGATCGGGGTAGTTTTCAAGCAGGAAATCCGCAAAATCACTTTCCAGGCTATATGGATTGCGAACCTCGTCAAATACATATTTCTTCCCATCCCTGAACAAGGTTTTACTTGTCCACCCCTGCACCCTTTCAGCCGTTGTCGGTATGAACCATACTTTCATTGCTCAATCCCCCGATAAAATTAGTAGAACGAACGACAGGGCACCCGTTACCCACCCCGATGCCCCTGCCGCCCGTCAAGAAAAGCTAAAATTAATCATCAGCATACGTCTTGCCAATCCGGAATAGACTATCAAAGTTAGCCGTACCCGTATCAAGGCAACGAGCAAAGGCCTCCTCTGTATCCGTTACCTGGTCAGCAACCGTCTTGTTTCCCGCCGTTAGGGCCACCGGATCTCCACTCACTGAGCCGCCAGAATCGTTTCTCATCCGGACAATAGCCCCGCGCCGAGCAACCCAAACCATGTTTGGTACCGAGTCCGTTGCGGTGATAATATTTTTCATATTCTTATCAGCGCAAACGAGACCTACGATCCCGACATCATTCTCCGCGCCAGATTCTACCAGGCCATGCTCCAGATTCGCAGCATTGCCTGGATAGATTGTACCCGTATCCATGCGCATCGGAATAACCGGGCCGATAACCGGGCCAGTTCCTAGAACCACACCATCACCGTAACCGGCAACCAGATCAGTAACCTCAATGGTATCGACATAAACGGTTTTACTTGCAACGTTTCTGTAGTTCACGAACCTGAACCCATCAACCTTGCTCCTGTCCCAGTCCCTAATCTCAATAACCTTGCACTCCCAGCAGTCCACATTTGAGACCACCGGGACATATTTAACCGTCTGCCAGACTCCGGCATTTGAAATCTGAACCGCAAGATCAGTCGCGGCCCTTGCCGTTGTATCATCCCTAACCATGAGCACCAGGAAGTTAAAGCCGTCCCAGTTTTCATTGTCCGGCTTATGCTCATCATCCATCTTGACGTAAGTACCAAGCGTCGTAACAGAGCTATCCGTTGCCAGTTCAAGGGAAGTACTGCCCGTTAGCTTTGTACTCGTTTCCTCTACTGCGTTAAACTCCCCGCTATCCTCAATATCCCAGTCCTCAATCTCTTCACAGTTAGAAACGAGCCGCGTCAAGCTCCCGTGTAACATACGCCAGATCAGCCGTTGTACGTCAATTCCATCCAGGTCAAGCTTCCCGAGCTCAACCATAGAATCGACAAGCTGGTTGCCTATCATCTGTCTATAACCTCCACCAGTAGCCATAAGAGCGCCTCCTCAATTTTAGTTGTCAGCGAACGGGCCGCCGATAATGAAGAGAGTATCCTCTTTTAGCGTAGCCGTATCAAGGGCGATTGCAAAGCCCTTTTCAACCGTGGTGGACATTTCAGTGACAACAAGCCCACTAGTTCCTAGCTTAACGGAATCCCCGGCGGCTGAGCCAGAACCATCATTTCTCATCCGAACAATAGCGCCCTGGGATGCAACCCAAACATCAGACGGCCTTGCATCTGTTGCTGTAATAGCCGTGGTTAAGCCGGTCTCACAACAGGCAAGCCCGATCAGGGCAACGTCATCTGCGGCCCCAGCCTCTGCAAGCCCATGCTCCAGATTGACCGCATTACCCGGAGTAATAGAACCGGTGTCCATCCTGTACGGAAGTACCGGGCCGATAACCGGGCCTGTGCCCACAACAGCACCGTTACCTGCACCGGCAACCAGATCAGTAACGACGATCTGATCAACATAGACCTGTTCACTACTGCCAGTTCCACGCTGATTTACAAATCTGAAACCGGTTACATTGCCCCGATCAAGGTCTGTGATCTCTACGACCTTGTACTCCCAGGTGCTCGCATTGGAATTGACCGGCATAGCCTGCTCGGCACTCCAGGTATCACCGTTTTTGATCTGGAAAGTCAGTTCCCCGGCCAGCCTGACCGCAGTAGCATCGTGAACCGAAAAACAGATAAAGTTAAAACATGTCCAGTCTTCGTTTTTCGGCCTGTGCTCTTCATCCAGTGTTACGAAAGTTCCTTTAGTAGTACCCGCGTCAACCAGCTCAAGGGAGGTGCTACCGGTCAACTTAACACTCGTTTCTTCTACTGCATTGAAATAGGAACTATTGCTTATGTCCCAGTCCTCAATTTCTTCACAGTTAGAAACAAGTCGGATATGACTGCCCATTGCCATGCGGAAAAGCAGCTTCTGTACATCATACCCGCCCAGGCCTCGCCTTGCCTCTTCAATCAGGGTATCAACGAGGGGTACATACTGTCTATAACCTCCACCATTAGCCATACTTCAGCCCTCCTAAAGATTAAAACTCCACCACCACAACCCATACTATTATTGTTAAAACCGCTTGTTACTTGGTTACATTGTAGCCCCAGCCGATCATGCGCTCCGCCGTTACGTCAAACAGGGACTTCCAGTGACCGCGCATATTTGCTACAAGATAATTGATACCGTACTCGGCACGCCTGACATACTCAACTTGAATAGCTTTGCGGATACCGAGCATGAAACCCGGTTTCCAGACCAGCAGGGCCTGAGTGTCAGTAACAGTAGTGCCATCATAAACACCGGAATCGTTCTGCTGTTCTTCAACATGCTCGGTCAGTACAAGTTCTACACCGTCAATAGCACTCAGTTCACCCTTGACTACCGTTGCGGCGGAACCGAATTTATCAACAGTAGAGACTTCGGCCTGTGCTTTAATCTTGTTATACATATTGGCATTAATCAGCCAGCACAAATCCTTCGCGCGGATCCCATACTTGCCCATATCCTCTTGCAGGGCACGCATAAAAGCCAGTCCGGTCGAAGTACTCCAGGTTGTACTCCAGTCCTGCTTCATAGCACTAATGCACTGATCACGCAGACCGTTCCAGCAGCGCCTTGCATCATAGCTGGCAACCGTATAGCCTGTGTCCAGGTGCGTTGTTGAAGTATCGCCATTGACAATAGCATCATCAATAGCCCGTGCGATAGCCTGGGCTATACTGGCTCTGAGCACCGGGAGAATACTTACTACGGCGTCCTCGCTGATCTCATCACTTGCCGGATAATTGGCAATCAGCTTGACGGCTGAAAAGGTAAGATTGTCGGTCTCGGGATTTGAACTCCTATACATACTCGGACTACCACTTGTAGCCTCTCCACCCTTGTATGCCGTACCGTGCCCCAGGAGTAGCGGGAAAGTATAGGGATTCGTGGGCATCTTGAAGCTCTTGAACTGCTTCGCGACAGTGGCCTCCATGATCAGAGCTTCAATCATCTGGCTCGAAAATCCGGTCGGTATCCATTCAGAACCCGCGCCAGCAGTGGAGGTATTCAGAGCCTTTGCAAGCTCGGTAAACTCTTCCTGGAATACGCTGGCCGACTTGACTTCGAACGGCAGGTTTTTAGCCAGCAAGTCACCCCGGGCAACTGCCCGCACCAGGTAATAATTGTCATTCCACTCCTGCAGGTTTTTCTTTACTTCACTGTCCCCGGCAGGCTCGTCTAGTGCTTTGGTAATTTCGAACACCGTATTCGGATTCATCGGGTGCGCATAGCTTCCACCGCGAGCCGCACTTTCCCGTAGAATCTCCCGAACGTTTTTCTCCACGACTTTCTTGATTGCGTCGTCAGAAAACTTCCCTTCCGCCCCTGAGAGTCCTTCGATCTGCTTCCGTACATTCAGACCGATTTTCTTGCCCAGGGCCTCCATCTCTACTGCGCTATAACCTATCATCCTAACCCCCCACACAATGATAAAGAAAAGCTATCTCCGTTTATCCCACAATACATATTAGTCTTTTTGCGTAATGCTATTTGCCTCAACCAGGGCAGCCTTGACCATTCCCTTGATAACCTCTTCAAGCCCGGCCTTGTTTTCCACACCCTTGTCAGTCTCAGTAGCAACCGCCATACCCTTTTCGATTGCCGCCATCGCCTCATCGAGGCTGAGCACTTTCTCGGTCACCTCATCGGATTCAGTGCCACCACCTTCACCAAGCAGTTTCTGGAGCGCCTTGATAGTACCGCGAATAGTTGCAAGGGTACTCTTACTAAGCCTAGCGCCAGCTTTCTCGATCTCAATCATTTCGGCTCCATCGGCGAGCCGCTTGTTAATTGCCTCCAGGCCGTCAATCCTTTCGGTCAGCGCGCCCAGGGCTTTTTTAATTTCCTTCAATACCTCTTCCATCGCAGCCACTCCTTTGTTCTTTTGAACAAGAAATTCCTGTTTGTTAGCCGGACGATCTACCAGGCTAACATGGAAAACGCGAATATTGGTCAATCTCCGTACTGCTTTATCTTTCAAGGAAGCCATCGGTGCGCCCTCCTATACTATAACCCGTAAGCTTTCCAGCCTTGATTGCCTTCCAGACCTGGGCATCAAAAACCAAGCTCCCCATCAGCCAGCTTCCTTTCTTTACCGCGCGCCCTTCAATAACCATATCCATCGGCGCGATCCAGCTCTCAACAACCTTCAGGCTGCTATCATCCTTGCCGCTGTGCATAATATCATGGCCCTGACCCTCATACCTTGTCATAAATCCATGCGCTGCCTTGCGTATTTCATCCGCACTGTAAATATCGCCCTTGCTTGTTGCCGTTACCGTTCCATCCACTACCTCCGGTTCGAGTACAACGCCCAGGATAAAATGTAGTTCCTCACCCTTTTTGACTTCTATACCGCCTATAGTAAAATCGCTTTCGGCCGCATACTCCTGGACTATAAACTCATCGCCGCTTTTGCGCTTTTCAAATTCTACACCACCTTTGGCCCCAGTAGCGCCGTTCTGTTCTGCTCGCCAATTATCAAGCGCTATTTCAAGCCCCACGTTTATCAAGCCGCCTCCCCTCTCTGATTTGTGCCCCTGCAACACCATGCACGCTCGCTGTGCGCCTTTGTACCCTTACCCAGTAGTAACCCCTGTCTATTTATTTATGCGTGCATTCAAACAGCTCTAAAATAAGTGTACTAATATTGTCCGCACTTGTAGATGCAATTCCAAAAATATAAGTCGTATCGGCCTTGAGAATCCAGCCGATCTCGTCCGCGCCGGTGAATAAAGTTTTTCGTGCTCCGATTGACTGGTTAACTATAGTCGTACCAGAACCACTTATCCATGTTGGGCTGTGCTTAATTACTCCCTCTATTGACCCGGAAGTAGCCATGTTCCGATTATAGACACTCGCACTTGTCCCGCCTGTACTAGTCGGCGCATCTACAAAAAAGTAATATCCTGCACCCGTTGCTATTACTGACGCTTTAACATGAATTTTCTTTGTACCCGGAGTTATTGAAATCCTTGTACTGTCACCGCTTCCAAGCGTTGCCGTATGCTGAGTATACCAGTAATGACCATCATAAACTTCTCTATCAGTTAACGGAAGTGTTACTGCCGCCCGAGTGCCGCGACTGTTTGTGCCCCTCAAGACAAAGCCATCTGGTACAACCTCGTTTTTTATTTCAGCCTGTGCTCTAAATCCTGCCGTTCCTTCAGGAGTCACCGTATTGTCAAGTACCAGGGCAAATAGGGAATCAGGCAATCCTGCGCCAATCTTGCTACCTGGCAGCCATAACTGAGCATGCATGCTTACCGTATCAGTATACGTACTGCTCGAATCATCTAGGGTAAACCCAACATTGATTATAATTGTACTCGAATCAATTACGCTTGCAACCTGGAAGTGCAGAGTAAACTCACCACACGTATCTGGATCAGCCGCAATGTAGACACTATTGACAATATCATCCGTCAAGTTTCGCCATGAATAATCCATAATACTATACTTGGTATTTTCGGACTCAGTATATTGAGCCAGGATCGGCCTCGTAGCAAGCTCCTGCCTTATACTTGGCGTATAGAAAGCACCTATAGCCAGGAAAGCTATAAACCATGGAATTATTCTTTTAATCATCTTCCCCTCCCAGGAGAAACGCGTAGAAACAAAGTTCAACAGACTGTCTTAAACTAACCCTTCCCGGCCTTGCCTCATCTTAAAATAAAATATTGCGAGCACTTATGTCAAGAGCAGCTAGTTCTTTGTGCCCTTAACCGGGCCGAAGATCACCCTGCTAAGGTTAGAACCTCGTGCCGGAATATCCTTAAACGCGATATTTCCTCGCCTGTTCCAGGTTTTAAGAATATCATAAACAAGTACAGCGCCTGGCCCATTTACACTTAGTCCATTTTTCCTTTCTTCAATCCTGGCCATAAACTTTCCGTTTTCATCCCTTACTTCAATATACCTCATGCTCTCCTCACTTTAAAATTAATTCTCCCATAGTTCTATTTGTTTAAAATTCGCTACAGCCTGAGCCACCCGGCTGCGTACATTCCTTGCTGCAGACGCTTCCAGTCCTGTATCGATCAGCCGCTTGGTATATTCGTGGCTAGCCATTCGCTCAAGCCGCTGTTTTAAATCAGCCCGCTGGGACTCTAACAGCCCCTCCATATAGCCCTTCAGCCCATCCTTGCCAGTAGCATACCTATCTGGCCTAGTGTATAGACTGAACCCATTATCTATCGCATGAATTTTGCCTGTCTTTTTTTCAACCAGATAGTTTCCACCATGTCTATCCTCATTGCCTATTATATCATCGAAAAACGCCATTTTTGCACGTTCATGCTCATACGCCTTTCCTGCGATAGAACTGGTAATGTCACTCCTGGAAACATTACTACCTAACGTCCCGGGCTGCCAATGCTGAGCTGAGCCAATTTGTCCACCGTGTTTTCTAATAACCGTTATGGGTACTTGATCCATGCCCAGGTCTCGGTTGATAATATAAGCCGCCCGCTCTCTGATATACAACGGCCCACCGGTTGCTAATGTGAGAAAACTTCTTTCACCTGACAATGGCTTAAATGCAGCACTTCCATCACCCTTGATTTTTATCTTGTATGTTTGGTTGACGCCAGCCTCTCCGTCGTCCGATAGTAGCCTCTGGGCGGTCACCTCGTTGCTTGTTAGCTTGTGGCCCATGCGTCTTTCTTCTACAGTAATTAATGGTGGAGGGGTATAGTCTGGAGCCTTTGGCTTAACCG